GACCTCGTTCAGTCGTATCAGCGCTACTATGCGTCAAAGAATGATAAGATGACTCTACGCTGGTTCCGTGGTGATCGTCTTCCTCCTTTCTGGTTCACCCTTCAAGTCAATGAGCTTGAGCACGCTAAGAAGGTAGCAGCATGAGGAAAGGCTGGAAGACTCGTTTTGATGAGCGAGAATATTTTGAACTAGAAAAGGATAATAATGCAACCCACTAATTGGCTCATTCTCAATAAATATCCATTTGAGTTAATTCCGGGAGAAGGGCGCAACATGGAAGGCGGTGGTGTATCGTACTACGACTACATTAATAAGCGCCCAACAGAAACAGGAAAGAATGTTCAGTGCATTGCTACACTCATCAAAGATTTACCGAAAGGTCTTTCCGTCTGGGAACCCTTTGGCGGTGTAGGTGTGTTCGCCACTGCGGTGCAAGAAATATTGAAACCTAAAGCGCATATCATTCACGAGATTGATGAGACGTGCTTACGCCAGCTTGAGCATGCGCTGTCAAAATACAACGTTGCGATTGACAAGCAGGATGCGACCAAGGTTTTAGGTTCTCAGTACGCTGATATATTTATGGTTGATTTCCCTCTATTTTCAATGCTAAGATATTTGAAAGGTCGCTGGCAACCTGAGTTGTTACGTATGACCCTTCAGCGCCCGAAAGCAATCATTATGACGGATGGCTCGTCGTGTAGGTATCATCTTCAATGGAAGAACTATAAGAAGGTTGACCCACGTATTGATGAGACCCGCTCTAGCTACGTATACGCGCTTTCAAGGCTCTTTTACGAGCGGTACGGGTATTCGGTAGTTGCTTGTGCGTATCACGCTAATAGCTTCTATTATCGGCTCGAGAACGTGAAGCCTGCTCAAGCGCAGTTTATTAATTTCCCTGCAGGTTCCGCAAAAGATGGTCTAAGGAGAGTTGAATGAAACGTGATCGATATACTGATTCACCTTCTATTTACGAGGTGATGGGGTGGGTAGCGTTGCTCGGGTTCTTTTTCTGGGCACTGGTTTGGGGAATGCAATATTTATATCAGGAGGTTGTATGGCTCGTAAGTTTCATTTGAACTACGCAACCCGTGTAGCAGTCTTGATTGGCAAAGACCCAGCAAAATGGGTTCCGATCTGGAAACACCACATGACTCAATATTTAGGAGGTTAATATGGATATCATTACGACCATAATTTTTGCAGTAATATTTGGTCTGGGTTTAATTATTGGTTTCTTCATGGGATATTATTATGGCTTTAAAGAAGGGAACAAAAGATGGTAGTTGATTATAGAAAACCTGAAAATAGAATGAGATATTTCAAGTCTCTTTACAATCTCAATCTGGTTTTCAAAGTTCATCCTGGACTAGTTTATCTTTACATGCCGGAGCTCAAGAAGTACTACGGCTGGAGTGATGAGCAATCTCTCTGGTTTGCTACAATCAATGGTCATACGCAGAACCCGATTACCTCCCTGAAGATTCTAGAATTCATGCCGACTATTCCTCAAAGTAATATTGAGTGGCGCGAAGCACATGCTAAGTTCAATGACGCGTGGACTACGCTCTCATTTGATACTGATCGTAATAAGCAAAAGAAAGATACTATCGCTGGGTTGTTCTCTTACGCTGAGTTAGTCAAGGAAGCAGGTAGTCAAGCAAAGCTCTGGTCATATAAAACGTATGATCAGTTATGGAATAATGCAACTCAGATCAAAAGTTTCGGCAGGCTCTCATCGTTCTCATACCTTGAGTATGTTAAAATTAATGGGTACGGGTCTGATTGCACAAATTTAATGTTTAATGATTTCAGCGGTTCTCGTTCGCATCGTAATGGCATGTTCTTTTTGATTGGTCGAGATGAACTGGTATTTGATAAGCGCCAGCCTGACTCACACGACGGAAATTATCCTCACTTTGAAGACACCTGCATCATGCTCGAAAACCGCGCAGACAAGTTCCTACGTGAGTTTACGCAAGAGTTTGGGTATAGCCCTGACACGAGTAAATTCACTCTTGAGTCGTGCCTATGCCAGTTCAAGAATGGGTTCTTCAGTCGCCGATATCCAGGAGTGTATTCTGATATGGGCTGGGATAGAATCAAATGGTATGACTCCCGTGGATTTGAAAAGTTCACTGAGCCATTCAAAAATATACGAGCTAAAAATTTACCTGATTGGCTTCGTGAAGAATGTGAAAAGGATGTTGTTCCTCGTAAGGTCAAAGCAAGTATGTTCGCTGAGACAGGAAAGCCATTCCGTGGTGAGTATTTATTGGAGAAAGAAGAATGATTGTAAGTTTTAGCACGACTGGCATGCGGTCATGTGAAAATATTAGTAGCCTTGTAGATGCAAATATATATTTCATCTCCTTAAGCCTGCCAGCGTGTGTTTTTTATTGGGCTTTTTGGATATCCTACACAACGAGATGGGCGCTGAATCTACATATCCCATCACCTTAACATGGAGAGATTTATGAATTTTTTAGAGACTTCGTTTCAACCTAATGAAAGTCAAAAACAACTTTTTGAGTTTGTTGAGTCAATCACTTTTCCTTGGTTTTTTCATAAAGGTCTTCTAAGCCCATTTGAAGAAACTAAAGACACGTTTTATGCCCACTCGTTAAGATTAAGACACAGTGACGAGAGTCTGCCAGTGGAGGGAAAAAATAATTCTGGAGGGATGCAAGCGATGGAAGATATCTTTTTTGAGATAGCAAAAAGCAATAAAGTAGAAGTTGATGTGGTGCTAAGGTCAGCAGTTAATGCAACCCACCACTCAAAACAATCAATGACAGGAGTGCATACTGACCACGAGTTTGAGCACAATAATTTTTTACTTTACTTAAATGACGTAACAGGAGGTGAAACTGTACTTTTTAGTGAAGATGAATCAATAGAATTAAAAACTATTACTCCTACTAAATATAAAGCTGTATTCTTTTCTAATACTCCTCATGCACATAAATTTTGTGCTTACGGAGAAAGAAGATTAGTTTTTGTGGTTACATTTTTAGGGAAAATTCCAACCTCAACTGAACTATGAAAGGCACTTAAGAAATGAATGTTATTCTTAGTTTACGAGGAACTAGCGGAAGCGGTAAGACTACCGTGGCACGTAAGTTCCTCACAGACTACCCTACAAAGCATCTGCCCGATCCTAACAGCAAGAAACACTGGGGCTATGAAGTTGACCTCTCAAACGAGGGTATCAACGAGAAGCTCTACGTCATTGGCTCGTATGAGAACACCTGCGGGGGAACTGACGGCATCAGTACGCAAGAAGAGATCGCAGAACGCGCCCTTGCTGCTCATCCTAGGGGTCACGTTTTATTAGAAGGTTTATTACTGAGTAAGGTTGGTCCGAATGCTATCACGACGAAGATGCTAGCGCCAACAAATGCTTATGTAGCAGCAATGCTTGACACACCTCTTGAGGTCTGTCTTGAAAGAGTTCTTGCACGCAGAAAAGAAAGGGGCGACGATCGAACATTTAATCCTGAAAATACGATCAGTGCGCACAAATCTACTTATGCTGCGTGCAAGAACCTTTATGAAATGGGTGGAGTTAAAGTCGTCACGATTGACCACACCGACGCATTTAACTCTACACTAGAAGTTATCAAGAAAGCTGAAAATGGCGCTCTTTAAAGATCTGATTGTATTCACTAACGAGCGAGAGCTCATTCGTAAGCGTAAAGAAGCTGGCTTGAGAGTTATGACTGACGACACAATACTTGCTAAATATCGTTTCTGTAATGTTCGCAGGCGCGATGACCGCGTTACGGCTTGGCTATTGAAAAACTATTATACGAACAATGTAGGTGATGTTTGGTTCAAAGCATTGATTGCTCGCATGATCAATTGGCCACCGACTCTAAAATATCTTCTTGAAAAAAATGCTATCCCTCATCGCGTTGAAGAGTTTGAAGGAGCGTACTTCATTAGTTGTTTAGAAGAGTTGAAACGATCAAAGATCAAAATGTTCTCAAGTGCATATGTCGTTTACCCGACAAGGCTCAAGGGAACGAAGTCTGAGAACATGACCAACCATATCATCGCACCTCTGGTAGATATTGCTGACGACGTTAGGCGCGCTATTGAACAAGACTCAATTGAACTAACAACGAATGTTCTGTCAGAGTGCTTCGGTATCAAAACATTCATCGCTGGTCAAGTTACTGCGGACTTAACATATATCATGGGTCAGCTGTTAAATGCTACAGATTTATATACCTACGCGCCCCAAGGTCCAGGAAGCAAGCGTGGATTGAATAGGCTTCATGAGCGTTATTTAAAGGCTTCATTTGAAAAAGACCAATTTATCAAGGAGTTGATTGAAGTTAGAGAAACAATAATTGATTCAAATCATCAATTCAGTGATTTAACACTTCACGATGCTCAAAATGTTATGTGCGAGTTTGACAAGTACCTGCGTGTTAAGTTCGGAGAAGGCACACCGAAGCAGGTTTATAAACCAACGTTGGAGTTCTAAATGGAAATAGCCGCAATAAATGTTAATCAGCTTTTTGTAGAAGCGCTTTGGAGGTTCAAAACCTTAGGTGTCTTAACTCAAACTAGGAATGGGGAAGCCTACAGAATAGACGAGCCAGTCTTGACTAAGATCACTAACCCTTGTGAGCGCGTTTTATTTTATGACCGAAGGGACGCTAACCCTATTTTTCATCTGATGGAAAGTATTTGGATGCTCGCGGGTCGTGATGACGTGGCTTTCCTCAAACAGTTCAATTCAAGAATCGATCAGTTCAGTGACGATGGTGAAAGGTTTAACGCGCCATATGGTCATCGTATTCGTCATCGGTTCGGTTTTGATCAATTGAAGGCGGTCATAGATCATCTCAAGTACACACCTAACTCTCGTCAAGCGGTCGTTCAGCTATGGGATACAGACGACTTCAGCAAGAGTACTTTAGATAAAGCATGTAATACTTCAATGATGTTTTCCTTAGTGAACGGCAAACTTGATTTGCTAGTTACGAATCGTTCAAATGACTTTTGGTGGGGATACTGCGGTGCTAACCCTGTCCACTTCTCAATCATTCAAGAGTTCGTAGCGATAGCTCTCAACGTTCCTGTCGGTTGTTATTATACAGTTTCAAATAATCTTCATCTCTATACACATTTATATGACGCGCTACCGATAATGATGTCCCCGCCAACAAGTGAAGAAGGTTTTGATCATTACAGCTCAAATTCAGTCAAGCCTAGAGACTTATATGATGGTGATTGGAAGATGTTCTTAAACGAGTGCGAGTTGTTTTGTGAAGACCCATACAAGAAACAAGGGTACGCGAATAACTTTTTTACTCTTGTAGCCCAACCTATGGCTTACGTTAGTTATAACCGCAGGAATAAAGTAAGCGACGGATCAGAGTGGGCAAACCGAATCATCGCAGCAGACTGGCAGTTAGCTACTAAACAATGGATCATGAGAAGGGAAGCAAAAAATGTCAGCAAATAAGAATCAGATTGGCGGTTCACATTATAACACAGGTAATAAGCATCAGCACTGGGATCTCGTCTATGAATATCTTGAAGGTGATTACCTCCTTGGCGCAGCAACTAAGTATATTTTTCGTTTCGGTAAGAAAGGTGATAAGCTCAAGTCTATTGAAGATCTACGCAAAGCGATTCATTTCATTGAAAAGAAAATTGAAATAATTGAGTTTGAAACTATTGCTCTTGAATATGAAAAGCAATTTGAGCTCTTTGAAGGTGATGCTACTTCAAGCTACGTTAATCAAGATTGATGAAAACAATCGTTATCGACACTGAAGTGTTTAAGAATCTTTTCCTACTTTGTGGATTGATTCTTGAGACTGGTGACCGCTTTCATATTTGGGGTCATGAAGAAGGCGCTTGTAATCGGTTAAAAGAGCTTATGAAGTCTAATAATACTTTCATCACGTTCAATGGCAATCGCTATGATATGCCTGTCATTTGTTACTTCATGACTGGCAAGACTACTGAGGAAGCAAAAGCGCTCGGAGATAAAATCATTCAGGAAAACCTGATGCCGTGGGAAGCTGAGAAGTCTTTCGGTTTCAAGATACCGATGGTAGACCATATTGATTTGATTGAAGTCGCGCCCAGCTTCGTTAGTTTGAAGACGTATGGCGCTCGTATGAATATGCCTGTGATTCAAGACTTGCCGTTTCATCATGACTCTATTATTAAAGATGATGATTTTGAAGTCATTTTGAAATACTGTCACAACGACCTTGACACCACTGCAGAGTTATACAATAGGCTTCAGGGTCAATTGCAATTGCGTGTTGAGATCAGCAAGGAATACGGGTTTGATGCGCGGTCTAAGTCCGACTCTCAAGTCGCTGAGCAAATGTTCATGAAGAAACTTAAACTGAAACGTAGGGAGTCTGTCATTCCGAAAACAGTGTCTTATAAAGCGCCTAACTTTATTGAGTTCAAAACACCTGAGCTCAAAGACCTTTTAAAGCGTATGGAAACGCATTCTTTTGACGTAGCGGAGAGTGGTCACGTTATTCTCCCAGACTTCTTGAAGGATGGTCTCGTTAATATCGGCAAGGGTATTTATCAAATGGGTGTAGGCGGTCTTCATTCTCAGCACGATAGAAAGGTATGTTACGTTACCGATGACGAGCATTGCGTAGTTGACTACGACGTAGCTTCGTATTACCCTGCGATCATGCTGAACTGCAATTTGATACCGATGAATACTGGGGTCAAGTTTCTTGAGGAGTATCGTAAAGTTTTCAATATGCGCTTAGAAGGCAAGCGAGCAGGTGACATGGTTATCGCTGACAGCTTACGCATCGCGTTGAACGGAACATTCGGTAAGACTGCTAACAAGTATTCACCTCTGTATTCTCCAGACGTAATGATCAACATTACGCTGACAGGTCAATTGACTCTCCTGAATCTTATTGAGACGCTTGAGTATCATAGGATCAACGTTGTATCAGCAAATACTGATGGAATCATGTTGTACTATCGGAAGTTCGGTCAACCTATTGTTGAAAAGATTATTAAAGATTTCAGTGAAAAAACAGGTTTTATATTTGAAGCTACACCCTACCGCTGTGTTGCTTTGAAAGATGTCAATAACTACTATGCGGTAAAGGAGGATAGATCTGTAAAGATAAAAGGGATTTATAGCGCGCCAACGTTAAGTAAGAACCCTACCGCGCCTGTTGTTTCAAAAGCAGTAGCGGACTGGCTCTCAAAAGGAATAGCATTTGAGAAAACACTCAAGAGTACTTCTTTAACTGATTTCATCAGCGTAAGAAGTGTGACTGGTGGTGGGGTTCAAAATGATGAATATCTCGGAAGAGTTGTAAGATGGTATCAAACGACTGAGCAATTGCCTCCGATTGTTTATTCAACAAATGGAAATAAAGTTGCTAAGACTGATGGGGCAAAAGCGTGCATGGTTCTACCAAAAAATATGCCTCAAGATTTGAATTTTGATTGGTACTTTCAAGCTATAATCAAGACAGTCAGAGATATTGGCGCTAATAAATTTTTATAAAGATA